CTCTATCATCAAAATCAAAATAATTAATAATCTCTTCTAAAATCATTTTACTTTCTTTGATTTCTCTGAAATAATAAGCCTTTAAGGTAAAATCAAAATCCCAAGTGATCATCCTATCGTCTGTCATCAAACCTTCATAGGAATCAGTGACATATACTCTATTTAAACAGAAGGAAATGTCAAGACTTATATCATTTTCTGGAATTAAATTAGATAAGATTTTAACATCAGGAGTAAATTTTGGTAGAATTTGTTCTGTTATCTGAGTAGCATCATTATTTTTATTTGCTATAACCGATACCTTTACGTCTATATTATACGGTACAGGAGAGTATAATGTTTTCTTTGAAGTTGTATTATTATCTGTAATAAACTGATGGAGACGATTTAGTTTTCTATCAGCATCATATCGGAAGTTTGAGAATTCAAACGCAATTCTTGGAAGCGTCATCTGAACTCCTTTAAGTGAGATATCTCTTCTGACATATCTTTCAATCAATTTATTTTTTCCCCCATAAGAAACAGGAATTTTAATATATTTTCCATCTTTGAGAATATGGTAATCAGAGAAAAGACTTCCTACTATTACAAGATATTTCTTTGTGAGTGAGTGATTATAATATGTTCTATTCATAATTATTTAATACCATTTTTCTAGGATATCGTATTCTTCTGTGCCTTGTAAATCGTGGAACATATAGTTATAAAATTCATCATACCATTTTTCTATATCTACTATAATGTTATTCGCAAGTGGAGCGGCAGCAAATTCTACAGTCTCAATTGTCTCTCCTCCATCTGTAGTACCTAGGTTAAATATGATATGCTTTATAATCCTAGTACTGTCTTCGTTCTTTTCTCCAAGAAAGAATTTAATATCAATTGAGAATGAAAAAGTGTGTATGGTCTTGGAAATCTTTTGAAAATCTTGATTGAATTGTACCTCTTTAGATATATTCTCTAAACATATAGACTCGTCAAACTGTAGAAAAATATCATCACCTATCTTATATTTCATTGGAACTTTAATATCTGGTGTGAACATAGGAAGAATTTGCTCCATCAATTGAAGAGAATCTGTCTCCTTATTAGTCATTAGATATAAATTTACATGCATCTTGTATGGAACGGGAGTAAACACAGATCTTGCACTGTTCTTTGTCTGCTCATCAATAAGTACATTACTTTCAGAACCAATTGATGTATTTGCGTATAAATCTATTTTAATGTTCTCTTTATAATCAACAAGTTTATTGAGTCGGTTTAATTTTTGTTGTGGATTGTAATATATATCGGTAATTTCAAATCCAAAACGTGGAAGTGTTAGCATCACGTTATCACCATAATTAGCTGGATTCTCTCCTCTTAATGTATACATCTGAATAAATTTATCCTTGTTGGAATAGGATATCGGAACCTTAATCTCCTTTACAAGAATATTAGACTCATCAAAGTGCCTAACTAATATATCGGAAAATAAAGAACCGAATACTGCAAGATGAGTTCTTATGATGTTGTGATAGTAATAATTCAATCTTTATAGTTTATTTATATTTATAAAACGAAAAGCCCAATAGATTTTATTGGGCTTTGTGTCAAAAATAGAATAACTAAAGCTTATGTAACAGTGATGATTGCGTTAGCACCAGAAGGTACTTCATTACTAGAAAGATCGATGACCTGATAGTTAGGAGTGTCGATAACATAAGTATTTGCTTCAGGAGCAACATCGAAGTTAAAGGTAACAACAGTTCCTGCTGGATTGAAGGATACTGCAATGATGGAAACGTTAGCTACAGGATTGTAAATATCGTACCCACCATCATAGACGAATAGTTTAAATAAATCTGGAGTAACATCTTCTGCGTGGACAATATTCCATACATTTTCTTGCTTAAGCTGAACTTTCTCAGAAAAAGTATAAGTGGCGGTGTGTACCGTAGTGTTGGAGAAATATGTTGCAGCAGCAGACAGGAAAGGTGCTACTGTATCGATCTGAGTTCCTTCGATAGATTTCCAAACATATTGACCTAGTTGATTCAGTCCACAAATTTGAATAACATCATTTGCTCCTGATGCTCTTAAAAGATAAAGCTGACCATCAACTTCTGGACCAGACACAGGAAGGGTAGTACTATTAGCTACAGGAAGCGCAGCGGCAGGAAGGAAACCACCAGGAATTACTCCATCAAGATAATTAATTGCACGACTGTCTGTGTTGAAGATGAGTTCGCCTTTCTTACCTGTGTAAGCGGCAATTTCTGCTGTGTTACCATAATCAATGGTTTTTTTAAGGTGATTTCGAGTTGCTGTGACTGGATTTGCAACTTGTACTAGTTTGACTGTATCTGACATAATTGTTTTGGTTTTGGTTTTATAAATATTGACGTAGTTTATTAGTAATTATATTTATAAAAAATCAAAACTCCACTAAACAAAAAGCGAGGATGTTTAAGTCCTCGCTTTATAAATATGTTGATATAAGAGATATATTAAATGGAAACTGTCTTCCAAGCATAGGTCGTTACCGTACTATTTGATGTTGCTAAAATAGAAACAACAACACTATCTGCTGTATTTGCACTAGAAGAAGCAAGAGTATACATATGACCACGATTAAACGAACTAGCAACAGGAATAGTTGAAGTATTAGCTACAGGAAGCGCAGCGGCAGGAAGGAAACCACCAGGAATTACTCCATCAAGATAATTAATTGCACGACTGTCTGTGTTGAAGATGAGTTCGCCTTTCTTACCTGTGTAAGCGGCAATTTCTGCTGTGTTACCATAATCAATGGTTTTTTTAAGGTGATTTCGAGTTTCAGTAACTGAATGTGCAATTTGTACTAATTCGACTGTATCTGACATAATATTTGGATTTTGTTATTTATATTTATAAAAATCTTTTATACTTTATAAATACGGATTACCTTCATCGTTATTTGTATAAAGAAGTTCTTCAATATCTAGTTCATCTGAATCATCAGGCATGAAAGAATTATTCGCACTTACAGGATATCTAGAAATCTCCGACTGTATAGTTGTATTTCCAGTATTAAATTCTTCACCAGAGAAGCTGAAGAGTTCACATTTTAACTGCCATATATAGTTCTGACCTTGAGGCCAAAAAGAAGAGTCATATTCCATCTTCTTAATCTGAAGAAATGACTGTGAAAATGGTAAGTATATTAAATCTCCTTCATGTGGCATGTTCCTAACACCATCAAGTTCTTCAATAAATCTTGATTTAGACACCACCAAAGTACACTCGTCTTGTATAGATAAACCGAATTTACTAAATATGTCACCCTGACCTTTCCATTCCATGACATTTTCCATATACATTTCTATAATATAATTATTAGCAAATGTATATGTTTCACCCTCTCCAAGGATTTCATCATAATTGACGATTTCACGAGGAATATAATTTACATCTAATCCCTTCTGTTTAATACTCTCCACCACTAAATTATCAACAAGAGTTTGAGTGTTAGCGTATTGATAGTTGGTGAAGTATTGATTTATTGCCATTATTGTTCGTTTATAATCTTTAAAAGATCCATACCCCTATATGATATCATCCTATGAAGTCCATTGCAGGTATCGAACTTGTTATTATGTCTTGTTCTGCCTTCTGTATATCTGCATTACCTTGTTGAAGTATTGCATTACCATTCATCTTTATACCTCCAAAGAGTGGTACATCAACAAACTTAGTGAGTATCTCACCCCATTGAAATTTAACATACGCTGTCGCTAGATTCAGTAGTCTTCTATCTCCTAACAGTCTACCATATACTCCTGGATCTACTATACTATAACATTCATATACTATGTAGTCTCCAACTTGAAATTGATCTTGTATGTTTCCTTTCCAATACAGTTTATCTTGATATCTATTGAACTGTATTGATTTGTTACCCATAAATAAGTCATTGATTTCTTGAATTTTCATCTGCATCAATTGATACTCTGATATAAAACCTGTGTATGCTGACCTCATGAATTCTGAGAAGTTAATCGAGTGTCTCATGTTGTATGTTATATCTGTCATGATATTTTTATCAATGTTAGTCACAGGTAGCACTCTTATAACTTCAAAAACACTATTTGCTACTGGAAACCATTTATTCACCATATCATCATCTGTCACTATATGCGACACATACCCTTTTTCTATAAAATCTTCATTGTAATCTACCATGAATTTTATAGCATCTCCTATCCTATCATAGATTTGTTCGTCTGCTACATTGATTTCTATTACAGGAGCACCTAGTCTCCTCTTGATATAGTCTACTACTTCTGATGTAGAATCTGGAAAATATATATTACTTGCCGTTCCGAATTGAGTTGCCATTTTTTATTAATTAAGCTGTTCTTTTCCACATGTAACAAACTATGAAAGGTTGTAAGTTATTATGAGCCAATCCTCCTCCGTAACTTTCTACCACATGACTATGGGTTAAGCGATTACCAACCACAGTGACAGCACCTTGAACATCAAATCCATCTGAGTTAAAGTTTTGTTGAGTTCTATGGTTAGAATGTGCAGGCATCTCTGGAATAGTCAATGTATGTGTTTTTTCTCCACCTACCGCTTCTACTGTCCCAAAATCTGCATCACCTACTAAATAAGATACTGGAACTTTTCCTTCTCCCCATGCTGCCCATGTTCCAATACCGAATGTAGTCCCTGGATTTTGTGATATTGCCGTCATGTATATACAACCAATAGGATATATCACATTAATAATTTCTAAGAATGAATCCTTTTTTATTACTTTAGATGAATGTATCGTGTCTATTGTTAAAGTACCACCAGAAGCATTGATATTACCTGCTGTTGTTGTGATGTTCCCAACAGCATAAATAGAACTATCAGAAGTAATAGTACCAGTAATGTTTAGATTACCTGCTGAATATATATTTCCTGATATACCAACACCACCTGTTACTACTATTGCCCCAGTTGATGTGCTAGAACTTGCTATTCCTGATGTTGCTGTTAATTGACCTTGTATATTTGTATTACCTGTTGCTAATAGAGTTGTAAATTTTCCAGTGCTATGAGTAGTCGAACCTATTGGAGTATTTTGAATACTCCCGCCTCTAATAGTACTAGTTACAACTAGAGTGCTATTCATAGTTACAGGATTAGTTAGTGCAGTATTTCCAGTAACTGTTAATGACCCACTTATAATTCCATTTCCACCAACATCTAATGGTTGTGAAGGTTCTTTATTTATACCAATTTTCCCATGCTTTATATATAAGGTATCAGCATTAAATCTCATATTTGTTGAAATATAATTACTTCCAACAAAGATATCAGAAAATTTTAAAGTAGATGTCACTGATTTACCAGGAGCTTGATGTATAAAATATAATAAATCGCTTCCTCCAACAATGGATGGATCTATACTTGTAATGTTTGAAACTTTAATTAGGGTATTTGCCATTTTGGGTTTTCTTGTATTTATAAATTAGAGTATTCTATGAATTTTCTGTTATAGTGAAATTAAATCCTACAGGATGTACTATTTTTTTCAAATCTTTAGTAAGTTCTGTGACAGAAGCACCATATTTTGATTTTATCACATAAGAATACGTGTCTTCAATATATATACTAGAATTTGCTATCTGTCCTCTGACCACATAAACATCTGTCATTTGGTTCCATGAACATCCATATCCATATCCTTGATTTGTGCCATTGATAGTCAAAGATTCATTGTATAAGATTTTAAATAAATATTGAAATGAAGTAAAAGAACCTTTGGTTTTATAAAAATCCTTAATATTCTTTACTATAATATCTCTGATTGAAGTATCAAATGTATCGTATAAACTTAAAGGAAATCCAAACATCAATTCTTTCCATGCATTTATAAAAACTAAATTATAAATATTATTATTGTAATCTAATACGTAATCTATTTCCTGGGAATTTTCTATATTATTTATTATATTTAAAGGGCTTTTAACATCTATATAATCTGTTATGAAAATAGCATTGTTTCCAGCTTGTGATATTAATAGATTATTTTCTATTATCCCACTAACATATTCAGCAAATACTAGAATTCTTGGAGCTAAAATACCTATAGTATTATTAGAATATGGTAAATAAGATATAGGATTTAAAACTAATGGAACTACATCTTGATTTTCTGTAATAATTACATCATTGTCGATAGGTATAAAATCAATCGTGTTAGCAGGATTAATACCCCATGATTCTGTTATGAGAAAATTTTCATCAATAGATATTATATTATTAGTAGAAGGGTCTATACCAAATAATTCGTCTCGTAATATAAACGTTGTATCTATTGGAGATAATATTGTATCTTTAATATCATTCCAATTAATATAATTTTCAGAACTTAAAGTTACTATAATAAATTTTCGTTCTAACCAATCATAATAAGCTTTAATAAAATCAATATAATTTTTACCATCTTTTCTTATAAACGCAGAAACTTCTTCTTCTATATGTAAAGATGGTTTTGCTTTAGAATAATCTATATTCATTTTTTAGTTTTTATTGGTACTGCTGTTATATTATATGTATATGGATATAAAGATAAAATTTGGTTTTTAGTACAAACTAAATCGTTTGTATCTGGAGTAATAAAAATATTTATAACAGGAACACCAGATGAATTTGTTTTGGTTGTACTCTTGATAATAAAACTATTTCCTAATATAGGGGTTATTGTTATAATTCCAAGACCATAATCTATAATTCCTGCGATTTCTAAAATAATATTTCCACCAGAATCTCTAATGCTTAATACTGAAGAATTAACAGAACTTGGTACAAATTGACATTCTGTGGTAACTACAGAATTAACTTCACAAGTAAAAGTAGAAGTATGAGTTGGGAAAAATGCCACATCTGTTGATATACTATTAGAATAATTCAAAGTAACTGGATTACTAGAAGTATAAGGAACGTTTATGGTGGGTTTCCAATCTTTTATTAATTGTAAAGAAGTGTCATTACCAAGAATAAATTCACTCGAACTGTCTATGATAGAGCAAAATGGAGTATAATAAAAACTATTGTTAAATTTATTCAAATAAAATAGATCATAATAATTAACTGCATTCTTTGCAACCGTTTCTATTGAATTCTGAGTTGTTTTAGCTGTTACATCAGAACTATACTTAACTGTAATATCTGGAAATATGTAAATATAATCTGGATCTACAATATTGACTGTTAAAGAAATTATCTTTCTATCCGCAATTATGTTTTGTTGAATGTAAGTTTTCTCCCAATCTTCAAGGACTTCACGTGATTTTGGTTTTATTGCCACATAAACATTACCTAAAGCAATAGGGACTTCTTCCTCTCCACCCCAACACGAAATAGCATCTACATATGGATATTCATGTTTTATTATTGATTCGTAATCTGTTGAAGTTATTAATCTATTTTGTGAGGCAAAAAGTTTTGGAGCATTTAGTTTTATAGCTTCTATAGACTCTATATTACTTCCACCAGAACTCACAGAAGAAGTTGTTCTTACCGATGCCACGGTAGCAGTTGCTCCTATAACAGTATTTGCACCAACAATACTCTTTTCTGAAATCGTTTCACCAAGTATATAAGAATTTGCTGAACTATATACCTGTAACATAGCAGTATTAGAATTAAAACTGTAAACATATCCTGTGTTATGTGAATTTGCACCAACAACATAAGAATCAATTGTAAATATATCGGAAACATCGGATACTGTTATGATATCATAATCAGAAGTGATAGCAGATAATGCAGATGTTTCGGAAATTAAATTATTAGAATAAGAATAATCTCCAATAGAAAAAGATCTAGCTCCATTTGCTGCTAATCCATTAGTCATTATATATTCAACATAAACAACATTATTTATACTTAGTTTCTTTCCAAACCCACCATTATCATCTATTCCATTTCCAAATTGAATATAATATTTTCCATCTATTCCTTCATATACCCAATATACGAGAGAAGTATCATCAAGTGAATCTGTCATCAAATGCGCTTTAGTATACGTATCATAGGATGAACTAGTGGCATTCTCAAAAACCCTAACAATAAGAGTATTTAAATCAACATTTGCATTTGGAATTATATATTGCTCATAATCACCTTGAACAGTAAAAGCATATTGTAAACCCTTACCTTCAACAATCTTTGCATTGTTTGCTTTATACACCCAATAAGATCCACCATCTGAATCATAATACAAAGAAGTGACTTCTGGTGTTATGAAAGTATAATCTATGTTGTTAACAGATGTCGAGAAATTTGAATATTTGTTTAAAGATATAAAATTATTTGAAGAGGGTTCTGGTTCACCACTACCCTTTAAAACATTTGCTATTAAATCAACATAAATACTTGAAGAAATCGCAGAAGTTGGAACATATCCAAGTGATTTTGCCCTAGATACAACAGCACTCCTATTAGTTGCAGAATCCAGATACATTTCATTTGCTATGTTATTAATGTAAAATGCATTGTAAAATGTATTATATGATAACAATTTTAATAATTCAGATATCGCAGACCCCTCAAAATTGTAATCCTGAAAAACCGTTTGACTCTTCAAATAATTTCTGAAATTATTTAGAATGCTATCAAAATCTAAATCTGTTATCGTTAGTGATGTACTGTTTATTGCCATAATAGTTTTATGTTGTTATTATCGGATTCTTTCTAAAAATACTTTTACCGATTGTATCCCCTGTGTATTTACTATAGAGTAATATATAGTTATAAAATACCCCTGATTGATTTTATCTTCTATGAGATCTATTTGCTGTAAAGAAACTCTTGGCTCATAAACACTTAATGTGATTTGTATTTGCTGTTGGATTCCATATTTAGTAATCTCATCCATTGGCTCAAATAACATGAAGTTAAGACCACAGCCAACCTTAGAATCAAATAAAACTTCACCAAACTTAGTCTTCACCAAATTCCTAATACTGTTTTCTACAGATGCCTTATTAGTCAATATACTAATATCTCCAGTATGTGGATTTGGTGAAAAATCAAAAGTAAAATCACTGAAATGTACAGTCTTATCTTGATTTATTATTTGTGGAGTAAATGCCATTCAATTGCGTTTTCTTATATTTATATATTGCTATATCGGGACTAGAGCATAGCATCTCTCTCCAAAGCTTTAGCATAATATAAACAAGCTAAAGCCTGATATACTTGATCCGTTGTCATTGATCCGACGACAGTTCCAGTTTCATCAATCAGAGGGAATGTATTTCCGGAAAGATAAGGAACATGTAGAACTCCAATATTTTCGAGAACTACTTTACTTGTATCTGGGAGAATTGTCACCAAAGCTTCATTGAAAAATATAGAAGGGATTCCGACTTCTGGATTGAGAAATCCTCCACTAATAACTTTTTTGTATTTAATTAATTCACCTGCAACGGTTTTAGTTTCTATTACATATAGAGGTATTGGCATATTATTTTTATTTTATGTTATAATATCAGGCCAAATTATAATATTTGGAAATCCTGGCTGTAAAGTTATATTTCTTAACGCTTGACGATATGGTTGCCATAAGAGTTTTGTTGCCTCTGGTTGGTCTGCGGTCTGCGTCCAATCACATTCTAATAGGAGTTTATATCTCTTTGCTCTTGCTGTTATATCAAGATATGTTGTTATTTCATTATCAGTTAATTTTTTTACTACAGTTCTAACTACTGGATCCCATATATAACCATATTGTAAATTATTTTTTGCGACAATTTGTTCGGTCAATAAATGTGTAATAACTCCAGACATTATATAGTCAGTATTTATATCTGCTAAACCTTCCATTATTGCTTGATTTGTAGCCAAGATAATGTTTACTATTTCAGTTTCTTTAGCTATTAGAGTACTAATAATTATTCCTGTTGTCAGGTCGTAAA